GAAAACAACATTGATATAAAGTGGCAGAAGTTATCCAATGGAAGCAATGAATATTTTGACATTGAAGCATACAGAGATGGCAAAAGAGTAGAAATTAATAACCAACAAGCTGATCATTATATCTACATGATCAAACAAGACATGGATGAATCCGTNAACGAAGCTGAGTATCAAGGNAAGACTGTGACACTCAACACACCCAAGCGTGGCGGTAGTAAGAAGTTCTATGTATACACTAAAAACAAAAAAGGCAATGTAATTAAAGTTAGTTTTGGACAACAAGGCATGACTGTAAAAACAGACAACCCAGGTCGTGTAAAAGCATTTGTTGACAGACACGATTGTAAAAACAAAAACGATCGTACCAAGGCTGGTTATTGGAGTTGTAGACTTCCACGTTACAAGAGCCTAGGCATTAAAGGTGGACAATGGTGGTAAAGCCATACAACGACCAACAAATAAATGAAACAACTAAATTAAGAACATTTGATTCGACTGTATCGTCGGACGAACTGGTATGGCACCAAGACCATAACACTAGACAAATAGTTGTTCGCGAAGGATATGGCTGGGCGTTACAGTTAGACAATCAACTTCCTACGCAACTTTTGCCTGGATTAACCTATGTAATCCCCGCAAAAATATTTCACAGAGTACTAAAAGGTGTTGACAACTTAGTTGTTGAAATAACAGAATCTATATAAATTTGCGCTAACATTTCTAATTTTACGTAAGTAATAGTATTATGTAAGGAGACTACTAATGTGCAGTCCATTTGTGCGTAAAGAAGCTAACCGCTTTTACTGGATAGTAAAAGGTTCATTAATCCCCCAGACATGGTCCAACAAAGATGTAGAAGGCATATACTATAGCTATATGAAACGCATCTGGGGCAACCATGAAAATTGTGTCAGCGAAGAAGGATTTTCTTCTGCGTGGGCAGACAGAGAATACGAAGAAATAGATAAAGTAGCTGTATTAGGATACGATTAATAGTTGACAATCAGTGCTTCTTCCTGTAATATATAAGGAATTAAATATATTTAGAAGGTACAACTATGTCAGTCAGAAACTTTACACAAGAAGAAAAAGACAAACTTGCACAATTGATCCGTGAAGGAAGCACAATTATGCAAGAAGTCGAAGACCTCAATGGAGGTCTCAAAGACACAGTAAAAGCAATCGCTGAAGAAATGCAAATCAAACCAGCAGTACTTAACCGTGCTATCAAAATTGCGCACAAAGGCGACTTTGCTCGAGCAAGCGAAGATTATAGTATCCTAGAAGACATTTTGGTAGCAGTAGGTAAAGATTCTTAATGAGTTATGTCGACGCAATAATTGACAGAGAAACTGATCGAATTCATGTAGTAGAACGCATCAATGGCAAAAGGGTATACAATGAATATCCTGCTAATTATGTTTTCTATTACAATGATCCTCGTGGTAAATTTAAAACTATCTACGACACACCAGTGAGTAGATTTGCTACAAAAAGTGGCAAAGAGTTTCAACGAGAAAAGCGAATGCACGATCCAGATAAACTCTGGGAAAGCGATATTAATCCAATTTTTAGGTGTTTAAGTGAACACTATTTGGATGCAGATGCGCCTAAATTAAATGTTGCGTTTTTGGACATTGAAACTGACTACGATCCAGCAAAAGGATTTAGTAGTCCCGAAGAAGCCTTTATGCCGATTACTGCTATTACAGTACACCTACAATGGCTAGACCAATTGGTAACACTTGCTATTCCTCCTAAAGGAATGAGCATGGAAACTGCAAACGAAATTGCAGCACGTTTTGATAACACTATTATATTTTCTAGCGAAGCAGAGATGCTGGAAACTACACTAGACTTGATAGATGATGCTGATATTGTAAGTGGCTGGAACAGCGAAGGATATGATATTCCATATATGGTTACTCGCACTACTAGAGTACTCAGTAAAAACGACACACGGCGATACTGTCTCTGGGATAAATTGCCTAAGAAAAGAAATTTTGAAAGGTTTGGCGCAGAAAACGTTACATATGATTTAATAGGCAGAGTTCATGTTGACTATATGCAATTGTATCGCAAGTACACGTACGAAGAGCGTCATAGTTACAGTCTCGACGCTATCGGCGAGTACGAGCTTGGCGAAAACAAAATTGCGTACGATGGTACATTAGACCAACTATACAATAACGACTTTGAAAAGTTTATCGAATACAACAGACAAGACGTTGCACTACTTGATAAATTAGATAAAAAGCTCAAGTTTCTTGACTTGGCAAATCAACTAGCACACGAAAATACAGTTCTAATGCCAACTACTATGGGTGCAGTTGCAGTTACAGAACAAGCTATCATTAACCACGCACACAGCAAAGGAATGATAGTTCCTAATAGACGCTCGCACGAAGGCAACACTCAAGCAGCAGGTGCATATGTTGCGTTTCCTAAAAAAGGCATGCACGACTGGGTCGGCGCTATCGATATTAACAGCCTGTATCCTAGTGCAATTCGTGCACTAAACATGGGTCCAGAAACTATTGTTGGGCAATTACGTCCTAATATGACTGACGAATACATCCAAAATCATATGAACAACAAGAAAAGTTTTGCAGATGCATGGGAAAACATGTTTGGTACACTTGAGTACGAAGCAGTTATGTCGCGAGATGCTACATTAAATTTAACCATCGACTGGGAGGATGGTAGCAGCGTCGAAGTTAATGGCAGGGATTGTCATGACTTAATCTTTAGCAGCGGGCAACCGTGGATTATAAGTGCTAATGGTACTATTTTTAAATACGATCAAAAAGGTATTATTCCTGATTTGCTGGAGTTTTGGTATGCAGAACGCAAAGTAATGCAAGCTAAAAAACGTGAATCAACTACCCAAGAAGATATTGAGTTCTGGGACAAACGACAGCTGGTTAAGAAGATTAACTTGAACAGTTTGTATGGTGCTATTCTTAATCCTGGTTGTAGATTCTTCGATAAACGCATTGGACAGAGTACTACACTTACAGGCCGCAGCATTGCTAAACACATGGATAGTTTTGTTAATGAAGCTATCACAGGAGAGTATGATCACGTTGGTGACTCAGTTATTTACGGCGACACTGACTCTGTATATTTTAGTGCTTGGCCTATAATCAAAGACGATGTAGAAAGCGGTAAAATAGAATGGAACAAGGAAACTTGTATCCAAGTATACGATAATATCAGTGACCAACTTAACGATAGCTTTCCTGGATTTATGGAAAGAGCGTTCAATAGTCCACGTGAAATGGGGTCGTTAATTAAAGGTGGTAGAGAACTTATTGCTACCAAAGGTTTGTTTATTAAAAAGAAACGCTACGGAGTACTAATCTACGACATGGAAGGCGACAGGCTTGATACAGACGGCAAGCCAGGTAAAGTAAAAGCAATGGGGTTGGACTTGAAAAGGTCAGACACTCCTAAGTTTGTACAAACATTTTTAAGCGACTTGTTGACAAATGTACTCAATGGTACAGACAAGCAAAAAACAATTGAGCATATTAAAGAATTTAAACAACAGTTTAAAGAATTACCAGCGTGGAGCAAAGGAACACCCAAACGTGTTAACAACTTAACAAAGCATACAAAAGTGTTCGAAAACACTGGGCGCTGTGGTGTTGGGCATGCCATGGCTGCTATTAACTGGAATCGAATGCGTAAAATGCACGGAGACCGATATAGCGGCGAGATCACCGACGGGCAGAAAGTAATTGTTTGTAAATTAAAAAGCAATCCGCTAAATATTACTAGTGTTGCGTACCCAATTGACCAAACAAGATTGCCCGAATGGTTTAAAGATCTTCCGTTTGATCAAGGGCTAATGGAGGAAACTATTGTAACGCAAAAAGTAGAAAACCTATTAGGAGTTCTTAACTGGAACTTAAAAGTAGAAGTAGGCAGTAATAATGCGTTTAGCGATATGTTTAGTGTACAATGAAAACTTTAAAACTTAGTGACTTATTAAAGATTAGAGAAAGTATTGCTAGTGTTACTAAAACTCTAGAAAATCAGATTGAGCCATTAAAAGAATCGTTAAATCATAAAAACTTTAAAATCAAGGAAGATTTTACACAAGATTTATTTACGTGTCTTGACTTATTAAGTTTTAATATGTTAAAGGCTAAAATAGATCAAGCCGAAGACGATCAACTAGTCGAAGAGATTAAACAACTCAATGAATATGCTAAAAAATTAAGAAAAGTTGAAAAAGAATTTTTTGACCAACAAGATCATAGTAGACAAAGTTTAGCCAGATACGAATATCTAGTTAATTCAAACTTAATTACAATACAAACACAAATTTCAGAAGTCGGCGAAGATGTTGAGCAGGTAATAAATGAAAAATTTGAAGAATTAAGAATATTGTTTGATAACTTGGAATTACTAGTTGACAATAAAATTATGTTGCATGAGCCAATCGGTGCAGACATTATCAAAAAAGAACTAGACAGTCTTAGAGACATGTTATTAAATGGTGTAATAAAAAAAGCATTTAGTAAATTTGGAATACAAACTAGATCTATGTCCGACGAAATACAAAAACAAAGTGTCAAAGTTGAGTCTACAAAACGCAAAAACATTAAAGATTTGATGTCTGAATCTATTAGACGTAAAGTTATTCAAGAATTTTTTGGTGATACAGAACGTGTTGAATCAATGATTAAAACTATCGACCTTTTAAATAATAGCATACAAACAATTTCTAAAAAAATTGAACATCATATACAAGTTTCTAGAAGTGAATTGATCAAGCAATATAACAAAGGCAATGATATAAGAAATAATAAAAGTATGAAGTATAGTTTTCCTACCGAAAACGATTACTATCAACACAGGCTATCATTTACTAATTTAGAAATTATTAAAAAAATGCCAGGAATTATTGGAAAATCAGTTGACTGGAGATTTCCAATTGCCTATATTGAGCCAAATAGTGCGTCTCTCTTTTCGACACTAGTTGCAAGTGATCCTTTTTATTGGATTGACGACTATAGTTTACCGTATGAAAAACTACGATCAAAAACTAATCCTATTAACCATAGAAAAGTTTTACAGTATACTAGAAAACAGGCAAAAGAATTTATCAAACCAAACAACATATTGATGTGTGTTAATTGGAATAACTTCTTTTATAGTCCTATATTTGAAATTAAAAAAGAAATAAAATTTATGTCAGATCTTGTTATGCCAGGGGGCGTTGTGATGTTTGATTTTATCGACATTTATACTAGTCGCGGCGCTGCTGCTGTTGAAAATTATGGTTGCGTTCCAAGTGACTTCGACTTAATTGAAAAAATATGTGAAGAAAATGATCTAGTACTTGAAAATCGTCTGGACTACGATTTTCATATGTCAACAATTGTTTTTTATCGCAAAAAAGGCAATATACCTGCAACAAATCTCAGTGGCAAGTTAGGTATTGTACAAGATAAAACTTGACAACGTATACAACCTAGTATACACTATACACAATATATTCATAACATAAGGATTAATAAATGAGAGACTATCTAATTGACATTGTCAAGCATACCCTTCCAATGAACGCATTTACACAACTTCGTATTGATGCTGACGCCGATGGTACTGCTATTAGTGCAACAGAAACCGAAAAGAAAATGGTATTACGTGCAAAAACACATGTAAGTATTCCGGAATTTAAACAAACTTTTGGTGTGCCCAATTTGTCATTGATGAATACACTGCTTAACATTCCGGTGTATGATGAAAATTCTACTATTCGTTTGGACACCAAAAGCGATGATGCCGGAAACACTATTCCTTTTAACATTCACTTCGAAAACGATGCAGGCGACTTTAAGAATGATTTTCGTTTGATGAGCCAAAAAGTAATCGAAAGTATTGAACCTAAACTAACATTTAATGCAGACTTGCCAGTGCAGTTTACCCCATCAATTAGCACAATGCAGCGTTTTAAATATCAAGTTAGTGCACACCCTGACGAAAAGAATGTTGAATTCAATATCGAAAACGGTGTAGTGCGTTGTACAGTTGGCGATTCTAGCAGTCACAGTGGCACATTTATGTTCCACAACGAAGGCATTGATGAAAAATCACGTTATACATTCAGTGTTCCAAGTGCATATGTACTAACTGCACTGAATATGGACGGCGACAAGAGCATCAAGATGGGCAGTTTGGGTGTTATGATTACAGTAGACAGCGGACTAATTAGCTATGACTATATTATCCCAATGGTATCTAAATAATAAACTATGGAAACTCTGGACTTAGAAGCTACACAAAAAGACTATGCTGTATTCTTGCCTGCACTCAGTGGCTTTTATGCCACGTTTGTAGGCAAGCAACGGTATCAAGAATATGTAGATCCTGCTAGAGTACCTGCAGGATTTACCAATGGCGTTGAAAGTCTTAACTTTCTTGCTCCCAAAGATGCTGCATTTAGATACCCATGGGCATTATATAGTGCAGGACATGCTAATCTAGACACTACGAAATTAGTTGAAAAAGAAGACATGGTTCGCAATAGAGACCGTAACGGAACATTTCTACTAGGAGATTCGGGTGGGTTCCAGATTGCAAAAGGATTGTGGCCCGGAGAATGGGCAGATCCTAATTGTCCTAAAGCACAAAAACAACGTGAACTAGTGCTTGATTGGATGGAAGAGTACATGGATTACGGTATGGTACTTGATATCCCAACTTGGACTTTTCGCGATCCTAAAGCGTCAGCAGCCTGCGGCATTCGCAGCTATCAAGATGCTGTTGACGCTACTAGAATCAACAATGACTATTTTATACAAAATCGCAAAGGTAATGTAAAGTTTCTCAACGTACTACAAGGCGGCAATCATCAAGAAGCCGATGACTGGTATAGCATTATGAAAGACTATTGTGATCCTAAATTATATCCAGACACACACTTTAATGGTTGGTCAATGGGTGGACAGAACATGTGCGATGTGCATTTGGTTCTTAAACGTATTGTTACACTAATGCATGACGGTTTGCTAGAAGAAGGCTTACATGATTGGATGCACTTCTTGGGTACTAGTAAACTAGAATGGGCACTACTACTAACTGATATTCAACGTGCAGTGCGCAAATATCATAACCCTAAATTTACTATTAGTTTTGACTGTGCTAGTCCTTTCCTTGCTACAGCAAACGGCATGCTTTACACATACAACAAATACCCGAATCGTGACAAATGGAGTTACAAGATGGAAAGTGGTGTAGATGATAAAAAGTATGCTGTTGATTCAAGATTGTTTGGTGATGTATTACGAGACGATGCAGGGTTAACGTTCACTGATGGTCCTATTAGTAAGCATTTAAAAGTAAGTGATGTTTGTATTTACAAACCAGGCGATTTAAACAAAAATGGCAAAGAAGGCAAAACTAGTTGGGATAGTTTTAGCTATTGTTTGCAAATGGGTCACAATGTTTGGGCACACTTGGATGCAGTACAAAAAGGCAACGAACTGTACGACAAAGGCATTATGCCGGGTATGCTAGTGGATGACAGGTATGACGAAATCTTTTTTAGGGATGTAGTTGAGGAAATCTTTTCACACCAAGACCGTAATAAGAGTCTAGCATGTATTGAAAGCTACAGCAACTATTTCTTGCGCATTGTAGGTACTAGGGGATTTACAGGTAAGAAATCAATAAACAGTCAGACTGCGTTTGGCGCAATGTTTTCGAAGGCGTAAAAGATGAAAAGATTTGATGCAGTAGACGGTATTGAAAGTTATACTGTACAAATAGACAATCAAATCGAAGAAGTCGATATTAAACTAAACAGTGAAGTTCGCGAACTGTTAAATTATGTAAAGGATCTTAGAAACTCTAGTGGAATGCATAGTGGCTGGGCATTAGGTACAGAACTAAACAGTATAGTAACAATACTTGCTATGATATACGATGAACGACTAGAAGAAGAAGAAATTAGAGATCGTGTTCCGGCAGTACAAAATGCTTGGGAAAATTATAAATTATTATTGGATATGGTTAAAAAGGAAAATAAACAATGAATCGAGACTATGAGACAGGAACTAGTGATTCAGTTAAAATGTTTACTGGCAAAGAAATTGAGCATACGCCTGCATACGGAATGGAAACATTGTTTGTTGTTGGCCTAGTGCCTTCGGTAGATATTATTAAAACAGCAGAAAAACACAGTGTGAAGCATATCTATCTTGGTGCAAATATGAGTTATAATCCAGACGAAAAGTACGACGATCTGGTATTTCCGCTGTTAAAAGCAGGGTATTGGGTAACACTAGATTTTGACATAAAAGACGTCGAATGGATTTTGGAATCAGGATATACAGAATACAACCAGTTTATCCCAATGATCAGTGCTAAACTTCCTTATATAAGTCAATTAGGATATAATGCTTGCTTAAAATTAGACGACAAGGACTTTGATGCAAGCAATCCAGGTGTATGGGTACATCGTGTACACAACTTAATGGACAAAAACTGCTATACAACTTGGAGTCAATACAAAGAAGATAAACCATTAGAGACCGAAAATGATTAAATTTTTTACAATACTGGTATTATTTTTATCATTATCTAGTGTAACAATTGCACAACAGATAGTACCAGCTTTACCAAAAGCGCCACATGCGCCCGCAAAACCTATACCACCGGAAGACATTCCGCAAGCCGAGTCAACTGAATGGTTGCAGTTTCATACTTCCTTTGTGTGCAATGTCCACCAAGTAATGTTTAATTTAACAGAAGGTCTTGGGCAAAAAGCTCAAGTAGGCGGGCGTACACAAATCACTAGTTCACGTACAGGAAAATCAATTGCTGGAAGTATGTTGTTTTCTGTAAACGAAAACGAAAGCGAATGGTCTATACTTGTTGTTTTGGAAAATGGCATAACTTGTATGTTAGCTACAGGATCTACTTACACTGAGTTCTAAGATAAATACCTAGCAATCAACAAAGGTATTTTCAATGGATTTCCAAACAGCAAACGTAGCAGCCCAGGGCGCCCTGCTATCATATAAAGATAGAAGTGGTAAGCAAGATTTCTTAGACCTAGGGTTTGTAACACATAAATTTATAAACAAAAATGGTGCACAAGCACACCTTGTAAAAAATAGCAAAGACGCATTTATCTTCTGTAGAGGCACTGAAGCAACTGAGCTAAACGATCTGTTAGCAGACCTTAATTTATTTCCTAAAACACACGGCGAAGGCTTTGTGCACAGTGGTTTTAGAAGCGAAGCACGTAAAATATTAAATGATGTTAAACTGTTTGTGGAAAGAAACAAGCACTTAAATTTAACAATTGCAGGACACAGTTTAGGTGGTGCTATGGCAACATACCTTGCGCAAGAACTACACCATGCAGGATATACTGTTAGTTTGTACACATTCGGATCTCCGAGAGTAGGCGATAACGATTTTTGCAATTGTATGGTTGACATTCCACATTGGAGATTTGTAAACAACAATGACATTGTTACCAGAGTTCCTCCAATAGCATTGGGGTTTAAGCACAGCGGTACAATCAAATATATTAGCTACAGTGGCAGTGTAAAGCGATTGTCTTGGGGTCAACGAATCGTTGATCAACTTAGAGGACGCTTTAGAGCACTATGCAAATTCCAACTGTTCGATGGAGCATTTGATCATAGTATGGAATTATATAGTAAAAAAATTAAAAAATATGTTGACAATCAAAAATAATACCCGTATAGTATACATATTAACAAACTAATTTCAACCCTTAATAAAAGTGTAAGTTATGACACAAAGAACAAGCCTTATTTGGGTTACCTTCCAGAAAGAAGGTATACACAAATATCCAGCAGCACTAGAAGATCCTAAACTTGCTACTGGTGATGAATATGATGTAAGTTTCTTAGGATACCCGCATCGTCATATGTTTAAATTTAAAGTTAGTATCGAAGTATTCCACGATGATAGAGATATTGAATTTATCCAGTTTAAACGCTGGTTAGAATCTCTATACGCCGACGGCGTGCTAGAACTCGATTACAAAAGCTGCGAAATGATCGCAGATGACCTATATCAAACCATTAACAATCGCTATCCAGGACGTTCGATTGAAATCGAAGTAAGTGAAGATGGCGAAAATGGTTGCATCAATATTTACACTGAAGACTAGGAGGAATTAATGTCTCAGCATAAACAAAAACCAGTAAAGCAAGTATTTGACGATCTCGATGAATATCTTGCATGGTGTGTTGAATACGGTTATGTATTTGACGAAAAAGATTTGTATAAACAAAACTCAAATTGGAGTTACTTTCAGCGAAATCGTCATGGCGATCGATATGTTCGTAACAACTGGATTCGAGATTCTAAACAATTTGTTCGTGAGCAATCATTCAATAACACAGACAGGCGTGAACAATCGTCATATCGGAAATAATACATGATTAACATTTTCTTTGTTCCTGGAATGTTTGGAAGTACTATTGAATTTATTATCAAAAACTTTTCCAACGAGTTTTCCAATGATGAAGAAGATTTAAACAATTATATATTAGAGGATGGAAGTCTACATAGTTATAAAAAAGAGTTCCATCCTTGTACAATAGACGCACTAAAAGAAATCACTAGTATGTCAAGCACAGAAAAACGTGTTAATACTCCAATATACCCAACTCCCGACGGTAAATTCAATGAACTGCTCGATACTGTTATAAGCAGAGATTTTCTATTAAACAAAAATATATTAATACATAGTCCAACTCAAACTGCATCTGAACTTAATATGTTTTTCCAATATTATAAAATTGCAATAGGATCAAACGGTCACCACAACGGAATGGGTGTGTTCTTTGACGGTCCAAATGCTAATGCAAATGTAGTACGCTGGAATGAAAAGTATTGCACGTGGCAAGATATGAAAAAATGGGAACTACGTGAATGGTTTAGTATGTTTTACGAAGCATGGTTATCACAATGGATTGATAGTGCAACAGAAGCACCTAGTAGTTTTCTAAAACTTACAAATACAGAAATGCTAGATAATCCAAAACAATTCATGAACACTATTTTTAATTATTGCAATTTAACTTGGAATAATAAAGATATTGACAATTTCCTAAATATCTGGCATACTAAACAGAATGTAATTGTAAACAAATTCAATGAGTGTTATTCTATTCTAAATAATATTATCAACAACAATGACACAACTTGGGAAGAACTAGACTTTATTCAAGAAGCAGTATTACAAAAAAAACTGCGAGATCACGGTTACAAAATCAAATGCTGGGAGTTGGACAAATTTCCAACTAGCACAAAACAATTATACAACCTATTAGAAAAGGTGTAACATGAGAAAACTATTTTATATGGGTCTAGAGCCTTATGAAGGCAGGTACACCCTCCAGCTAGAGGAATGGTCACGTCGAGCGTTTAGTCGTCGCGGAATTGACTGGGTAAACGTACCGGGCAAAACTATCGATAACACTAAAGCTATTAGTGTTGGGCAAGTACTGGATGCACACGGGCGCAGTTACTTTGGCATGAGTCAGATGATGAATCTTGTACAAATGATGCGTGAAGGTGAATGCACTGGCGAGGATGTTGTTTTCTTTGAAGACATGTTTCAACCAGGCATGGAGTCGCTTCCATATATTATGGATCAGATTCCAGAAGAGCAGCGCCCTAAAGTATGGGTACGTTGTTTAGCACAAGCTGTAGATCCTGATGACTTTGTTCATGTTTGGGGTATGGGCAAGTGGATGAGTTTGTATGAAGAAATGTGCAACGAGTTTGTTACTGGCGTACTAGCAGTATGAAGAAAT